CCACACATAAAAGCGGCCTCGGAGACGTGGCCGAGTGGTCGAAGGCACGCCCCTGCTAAGGGCGCATACCGGAAACGGTATCGAGGGTTCGAATCCCTTCGTCTCCGCCAGATTCCCAATTATCAAAAACAGATTTCAGCCTTATAAATAAGGCGATTTCTGCTGTTTTAAAGCTTTTTTGTCCGCCAGTATCGCCCGTTTTGCTGCACATTCTTCTGCACAAATCGCTGCACATCATGGATTGCACCCTAGTGTGATTCGCGGCTACGTCTGTGTCATGACCCTGACTCTGCGTTCCAATATTTTCCATCTGCGCAAGCGTGTTCCCACCCGTTACAAGCGGGTCGAAACGCGTGTCGTCGTATGGATAAGTCTGCACACTGACAGCCGCACCGTTGCCCAGCAAAAGTCTGATGGGGCATGGGCGCAGATGATCGAAGCTTGGGAAGCCAAGTTGGCTGGCGACACTGGGGACGCCGAACGTCGCTTTGAGGCTGCGCAGGAATTGGCCAAGGTTCGGGGCTTTCGCTACATGAACGCGGCCAAGGTGGCGAAGCTGCCCACTGAGGAACTGTTGCTTCGAATAGACGCTGTTACGATGCGCGACGGCAAGCCCGACATGCTGGAAGCCGCTGCATTTCTTGGCGGTGCCAAAGAGCCGCCGATCACTGTGACCCGCGCCTTGGAATTGTTCTGGACGCTTGCCGCTGACCGGACGCTTGGCAAGTCCGATGACCAGATGCGCCGCTGGGAAAACCCGTTCAAGAAAGCCATCGCCAATTTTACTGAGGTTGTAGGCGATAAGCCCATTGGCGACATAAGTGGTGATGACATGCTGGACTTTCGCCAGTGGTGGATTGATCGAATGGGGTCTGAGGGGCTGACCCCAAACAGCGCCAACAAAGACCTGATCCATCTGGGCAACATTCTGAAAACCGTCAACAAGATGAAACGGCTTGGGCTTGTCCTGCCCCTGTCCGATCTCAGCTTCAAAGAGGGTGAGGCAAAGCAACGGCCCCCGTTCAGCACTGACTGGATCAAGGATCGACTCTTGGCACCCGGTGCGCTGGCAGGGCTGAACACTGAGGCACGTTGCATCGTGTTGGGCATGGTAAACACCGGCTATCGCCCCAGTGAAGGTGCGGCCCTCACAGCGCCCCAGATCAGGCTTGCTGACAAGATCCCACACATTTCGATTGAACCTATCGGACGCCAGCTTAAGAGCGGCTATGCGCGACGAGTCATCCCATTGGCAGGTGTCAGCCTTGAAGCTTTCAGGGAATGCCCCAACGGCTTTCCCCGGTATGCCAGCACGTCTGCCAGCTTGTCTGCAACGGTGAACAAATACCTCAGGGCCAACGGGCTTTTGGAGTCCCCGGCTCACAGCCTTTACGGGCTGCGTCATGCCTTTGAAGATCGGATGTTGGCGGCTGGCGTTGATGAACGTATCAGGCGCGATGTCTTTGGTCATGCCCTTGATCGGGAACGATACGGCAAGGGTGCCACACTGGACCATCTGGCCAAGGTCATTCATGACATCGCCATCTGACGTCGGGCTGCGGCTAAGGCGCGGGCCTTTGATACTGGATCGGTCAAAGTTGCGGCCTCAGCTTGTGTGAGTTCGGACTCGATTCGTTCAAAGATTGGCAGATACTCAGGATCGACCATAACCAGCTTTACAGCTAGAGCATGGGCAGTGCGGAGTTTTTCAATTTCACTGGCCATTGGTTTCGATCCGTGGGGTTGAGATGGGGTGCCGCCGCCCGATAGGACAAAGGGCGACGACTTGACCGGATAGACCGGCCTTGCCGATGTGCGGCAGGCCCACTGCACACATCGGATTAAAATTCCGTGACCCCCGCCGCCAAGAAAGAGAAAAACAAACGGCGGGGGATGATCGGCCAGTCACATTTGCGAACACTGGACCGATCCTTTTCCCGGCGTGAGAAAATCCATAAAACCCACGCCGGATTGGTTTAGAACGTGCCGTTCAGACGGACGTTCACAGAGCCGCTGGGGTTGGGTGCAGATGTCACCGCGACCCCCAGCTTTGTGTTACCAGTAGCGGTGCCCGTGACCAGACCATCGGCAGAGCGCCAATAAATCGGATCACCGACCGCAATGTCATCCGCCGCGATTTTTTGCAGATCGAAAACACCGACTGTCACGATATCCAAATCGTCACCGATCGCTGCATCCCCGGCGGCAACGCCGATCATGTTTCCCACTTTCACGATGTCCCCAGACATTGCCGGGTCAGTCGCGGTGACGGTGATATTCTCACCCAGTTGAACGTAATTTTTCATGTCTCAGATTCCCTTTGAGGTGCGGAAAAGAATGGTGTTGGCAGGGCGTCGTGTAGCCGCCGCGATTTCTTGATTGATAGCGGCCAAGGCGCGGGCCAATTCACTGTCCGACCGATAGACAATGGACTCGCCGTTCTGGTCGCGTAGTTCCCTGACCCCCGAATAGCGGGCGTCGATCAGACCCTTGCGATACCGATAGAGGTCATCAAGAGACGGGTTCAGCGCCGCGATTTCGGGGGTCAGGGCCATTATCAGGCCCCGTCGTTAAGGTAAGCGCCACGCCAGTCCACGGCACCAGCACCGAAGTCGAGCACTACGCGGAATTCCATGCCCAAAACGTCCCAGCCTTCACGGCTGGACATCTGCGGCCCCTGCGCACTGGACAGGTAGGCGTATTCTAGAACAGGCATGACAGCCGGGTCGGCAAAGACATACCAAGACGAGTCCGTGATGCGGGGTTCAACCATTAGCGTCAGCTTGCTGGCGAACGGGTTGGCATCCATGAACGTGGCGGCATAGATCGACGCCAGCAGCCGTTCAGCCGCCGTTTCCATTTCAGGACCGACCACCAGATATTTCGGTGTCACATTGATGGGCGTTACGCCATCCAGCCCTTTGGTAGTCCGCATCGACTTACGAGCCAATTCCAGTGCATCCATGTCACCGGCATTTCCAAACGCTGTTCCGACATCCGCGATGTTGCGGTGATCGCCGGAAAATAGGGCTTTGCCGGTTTCATTCATGATCGGATTGGACTTCAGCAGATTGACCAGCAAATTGGCCTCTGTCTCAGCCGCCATGCGACCGGCGGTCTGCCCCCAGTCGCGGAACGCCCCCAGATCATCGTTAATCAGTGCTTTACGGCTGATTGCGAATTGCGTGGCGTAGGTGTCCAGCGCATAGGATTCGACGGCTTCACCGCGACTCGTGTGCTTGATTTCACCAGACTCACTGACCTTTTCTAATGCCCCGATGTCGGACAGCTTCAGCTTGGACGCGATACGAAAGTCCGAATGCGTGGTCTGACGGGCCAAGGCTTTGATCGGGCTTTGCGCGACCTGATAGCTGGCCAACAGCGCCCGGTTGCCCGTGCCGTTCAGCAGGTTTGGAAAGTCGGACGTAGTGTGCATCGCCGCTCGGAAAAGCTGATCGGTGTCCATGGCACGGGTGCTTTGGCCAGTCGCTTCAACGCAAGCCCGCGCCATGTCCCGTAGACCCTCGTTCATGTAGGGACGGGACTCGTCCTTAGGGGTGCCGCCGGCCACCCGGCAATAGAGCGCATCGGCGCGGCGTTCCATCGCTGTGGCCGGGTCTTCCTGCGTCCCCGTGACAGTCGCACGGATGCGCGGTGTGGAACGGGTCTGCATGGCCTCGAACGCCTCTGCGCGGGCCTCTGTGACGCTCAGGTCGCGGTCTATCATGTCATCGGCGTGATCAGCCGTCATGTTGGCCGCGCGAGCAATTTGACGAATTGCAGCTCGCGTTTCTGATTTGGTTGGTTCTTGCGTCTGGTCGGTTTCCATCACTTGGTCTTGTTGCATTGTATTGCTCCGAAAAGTTGCGGCGTCATCTGCGCCAATAGGGACGGCAGAGACCTCTGAGATTGCCCATGCGGTTGCCGTTTTCACTCGCTGGCGGGTTTGGGGATCAATGGAATCTTTCCATTTGGTGACGCGGTAACCGATTGAAACTCCACGAATGACACCTTCGCGGATGCGGGCGACTACTGGGGCAGCGTCATCGGCGGTGCTAAGTCGAATTGTGGCTAGAAGATCGGTGCCATCCATCCGATACGATTGGACAACGCCGATAGCATCGCGGGCCGACGCTTGCCGGTGACCGTCTAGAACTGGGGCGCCAACTAGGCGTGATAAATCCAGCCCTGCCGGGTCGAGCCGCTCTTCATATGCGCCATGGGCATCGCGCCGATTGACAGGTGAAAATGTGCTGATGATCGCTTCAACTGTGTGAGTGTCGGCATCATATGTTTCGGGGCCAAAGGTCGCCCGTCGTGCCATAAGTTCAACCTTATTAGGCATCGTTTACCCCCTCTCTCTTATAAACGTCGGCAGCGATCTCGCGGTCCAGATCGGCAAGATTCCAGCCGCGTTCTGCTACGAGATTGCGTCGGCTTGTCAGGCCCGCTTCAAGTTCTGCGACATCAGCCTGAACCTGTTTCATCGGATC